TCTCCACGCCGAATAGGTTGAAGCTTATATCTCCAGAACTAGCGTAGACCTTCACGACATCTGTTTGTGACAGGCATATGCCAATCACTACAGTCCTCGCGGTACTACCAGCTATTGCTTCGTTGAAAAAAATGAATTGTTTGTCATCTGCACCAGCACCAGCAACGTGAATGCTGACCCTGAACGAGCCAACTAATGCGTTCTGATTACAGATAACGAGGGAACTTACTGTAGTCTGGGTAAGATTGGGCACCGTGTACAACGTCGTAGTGGTTGTCGCGCTAGGATTTACCTGTCCCAAAACCTTGATTACGTCTGTCACGAGGCACCCATTAGAAGGAATTGATGCCTACGTAACGCTAGCGAACTCTGCTTGTCACCCTGCGTCTTTGCGATATTGATATCGTTCTCGACTCTGTTCAGTGCAATCTCAAGAGTGCGGCGTGTGTAAGCCTCATTCTCTTGCTGATACTCTAACTCTGGGATGGGCAGGGGTTGCTCAAGTATGCTCATTAGCGTCTACCGTCCTGTCTCATATCAAATCTCAAATCGCCAAGCCTCCAGCCATAACCCAAGCCATTGCTTTCTACGCGAAGCTTTGTATGTCTAGCTCTGGCTCGAACATGAGACTGCTTTGTCGTGTTGTTGATTGTTGACGTGGTCAAAGTGCTTGCCTCTTCCAAAGGAAAGTCGCTGCCCTTGAGGGTTAGATCTATCGAAGCATCGACCTCCAGACCTGTAAATGAGAAGTCAGGGATGATCCGCTTGATAAACATGAAGCTATCGCCATCTCCAATCTCAAGATCGCCAGACTCAACAAACGCAGTCATGGCTGATCCGTCATCGTCAAACCCAACCTCATGCTCGTACAGGATATTCGACTTGTCATTGGTATCAATTGCGCTTGTGGCTAACGGTCTGTTCTCAATTGAACGACCACCCCATGTACCCCTAGCAAGCGTTCCGACTGCCCACAGGTTCTCTGCATAATTGTACGAGACGTAGTTCGTTATGTCTGTGTTGCCCTCTCCGACTGGATAGAACCAGATCACCTCAGAGTATTCATTGTTCTCGGCAGCAAAGACCTTGAATCGTTGAGATATGTTTAGGTTATCGAATACATGCTCTAACACAGAACACGGCAACGGTTGAACAGACCCGTTGTAAAGATAGAAACCACCTTGATCCATGAAGTAAACAGATCCTCTAGCGTTCACAGCCGCATTGGGGGATATCATTGATATATCTGTACTTACAGTAGAAAACTGGAACGTAAAAGGTGCCCCAACAAATCTCATAGAGTGAAGGCTTACGTCAGTCCAGATAAGTATTTCCTGCCTAGCCTGCACCGCACCAATAATCTCAGACCCTGAGTTGATACGGACACCGCCAGCGGTGTTGGTCGCAGTAGGAGTCCAGTCTGCCGCGTTTTGCTGGTCAGAAAATCTAACAAACAGCGGGTCAATTGCTGAACTTCCGATTGGATTAGAACCAAAAGCAATAACGTGTTGATCAACATCTGAGACCATAACCTGTAAAGCAACAGTCGGTACGTTAGACGCTCCTCCTAGAGCCGTTGCATTAACCGCTCTGGTGCCTACACCAACAGACTCGTCCCAGTAGAAGATGCCACCGCCACGAGCGTTGAAGATAAGATCTTCGCCAAAGTTGTCCTGACTCCACAGACGCAGTTGACCGGCGGCAGATATAGAGCTTGCACTGCCAAACGTACCTGCACCCCAAGCGCCTGCGCCCCAGCCCGTACCAAGAATGAAGGCGTTCAACCCAGAGTTGATTTGATATGCGGCTACAGTAGAGCTACCGCCATTGCCGGTGTCGCTAGAATTTGCCGATACAGAAGCGCCTGTAGTGTCTATCGCCTCTATCGTGAACGTGTCAGTCGTAGGCACTGACGTAATCTGATACTCCTGATTCAAGACTGCGGCTGTGATGTTACCGCCAAGAGTCGCTGCATCGGAAAACGTGACGAAGTCGTTCAAGGCAGCACCGTGACCTGCCTCTGTCACTGTGATCGTTGATGATCCATCTGTTGCTGCAAACGTTGGATCACCAGCGCCAGTGGTTAATCTTATCGGAGTTACATCATTGAAGGTGGCACCTTCATTCACATAGAACTTTAGGTTTGTTCCGATACCAAGATACCTTGTGCCCTCTAGAGATGACCAAGAATGCAGCGATCTTGCTATGCCGTAGAACGTATCTGCTACAGACTTGACCCACCCGCCAATCTTTTCAACGCGACCTTTACGGAACCGTATCTTGTCGGAGTCAAACCATCCAGCGTCTGCCGTGTACTCAGTACCCTCTTTGTTTACGCCGGGGCTGAACTGAATCTTGGCGAGAGGCATTACGTAAAAAACCCCCCAAGACCTTGAAGTGTAGCTTGTTGAGGAATACGGCTAATCGCAGGACGCGGACTGTACCCGCCCATGTTCTGAGTCTGATACGGCAGCGGCATGGGCTGTGCCTGAAACATACCTGATCCACGGTTGCCTAGCGGGTTTTGCATCATGGGCATTGGCCCTTGGTTTTGCATGGGGGGAACGTTCATGCCGCCACCCTTTGATCCACCCTTGCCCGGAGAGGGTGCGCGGAATGGCATAGGTTGATATCGAGGCTGATTGTAGCCGCCAAAATTACCTTGATACATTTGACCGTATGTGGGCCGACGGAACGGCTGGGGCTGCTGAAACGCTCGCTGTTGTGGCAACCCTTGATAACCACGGTTAGCCCTCATATCGTTCATGATTGAGTTATAACCGGAGCCAAAACTAGGTTGCTGCTGCGGTTGTATAGGAAGAATTGCTGGGCCGCTAGTCATAACCGGCTGTTGTTGTTGTTGCGGTGGTTGATACCTGTTGTTTCCAACTCCTCCGCGTCCGTAAGGGACAGTTTGCGCTCCGCCTTTGCTGCCGCCGCCTGATCCGCCTCTAGCCATGACCTATACCTCTTCCCAATTTTGCCCTAAGAACAAGAGAGCCTCTGCCTCTCTGCGCCTTACTAGACCGTCCAATACCTTACCGCCTGCTTTGTTCCATCGACGTATTTGCGTTGGAACATCGTTATAGTCTTCTTCGTTCAGCCTGATCAGCAAGGTGGACTCTCTCAGGTTAGTTGGCCCTAAGTTGTATGTCCATGCTACTAAAGCGTCGAATTGATTCTGCTCTAAAGGACACTGCACGATGTCATTAACGTACCCCTCAAACTCTTCGAGGTCTTCAACGAGCATGCTCTCAGCGTCTTCTTGAGAGCAGGTATCGCCCTCTTCTACGCCGCGAGTGTGCCCATAACCAATCGTCCAAACGTTGGCAGAACATTGATATGCCTCAAGTTCGCATCCCTCAAACTTCTTTATGAGAGCCACGCCCTCTGCGCTTGTCTTCCTATCCATAAGATCTCTGCACCTTAAAAAACGAGTTTCGTTTCTTTTGATATATATTCAGTGTACATCTAATTTCGTCAGTCGTATTGCGGTACATGTGCCTCTGGCCCTTGTTTACCCACGACACTAGGCGGTTTGGCTTCCAGATAATCTCGTCAAACGAAATTCTGTTAACACTTTCTTCTTTAACAAATGACGTGCCGTCTCCCTGCTCTGGATAAAGGTACACCACAGTGCTGACAATCTTGTTTGGGTTGTCGGCGTGAATGTTGTACTCGTAACCCGGATAACACTTCACAACTGTTACGTCAAAAAAGCCAACCGGCTCTCCTACTTTTTCTTGATAGCAGGACTTGATTTGCTGGCTTATGTCATCGCCCAGACTTGCCTCGTGCTTATCGGCACCTTTATGGTCATCGATAAGCCTGTAATCTAGATCGTCCAATTCGCCCAATAGCTGGCTATACAGGTCTTTATAAAGAAAGTTATCTAGCACCTTCACTGGCAACGTCCTTAGATTCTCTCAACCTGCACATAAGGTCTTGATATTTAACAGGATCTTGTATTTTTATTAACGCCTTAACGTCTTCTAAAGGCATTGATAGCAATGCAGGCCAGTCCGCACCTGCAAGCCACTTAGCTTTCCGCCCATGTCTATACGCTTCAAAAGATGCGCCAAAGACTCCCCAGCCTTTCTTCCTAGCATGCGTTATCGTCATGGGGATTGTCATGGCAACGATGCCAAAGTTTGCAAAGTTGCCGTGCAGAAACCAAAGGAGAACCACTTCGCCAAATGGATTGCGCTCGTAATCTGTAACCGTGTGGGTAAGATCGTGCTGATCTCTGTACCACTTGATGTATGTGTTAAAGCCTGACTCAGAAGGCTTCTCTCCACGGCCCTTTGTGTCTCCTGCAAACTGCGAGGTAGAGCGATTTGTTTCCACTAGAAACTTAGAGTACTCGCGCCCTAAGCTGCCAACAGGCATTGCCTTTAAGCTGTCAACGTCATCTAGAACGTGAACCAACGACTCACTGTTCATGATGACTCTTGAGCCTAACTCTGTATTACGAAACCTTTCGTACTGCTTTCGCACTGAGCCAGACGAAAGCCAGTTAAAAATAACAAAAGCCGCCTCTAGATCGTTGGGATTTTTGTATAGCCTACGCATGGCGCTAAACACTCTACGCCATCGGGTGTGCATCTTTCTCAAAGCCAACGTTTGTACCTCTCCACAAGATCTGGTTTGGCACAACTTACGTCACATGACGCACATGGATCAACAGCATCCCTGTTTCCGTTTATAAGCTCCCTGCTTATCTCTGCAAGCCTTGGGTTGTCGCGCCATTCTCTGAACAGGTTTACGTCTTTGACGTTGCCAAACCCTATTTGGTGTGACCAGTCGTTGCAACACATCTGCAACTGCCCATCGAAGTTAATGAATATGCCCCTCATGGGATGAACGCACGGCCCCTTCACAGCAGTGCCGCCAGCTATCAACCCCGCCCTGTGATTGAAAGCATGCTTCCATCTAATCGGTTTACCCTTTGGGTCAGCATAATCAGGAAGGCGATTTACATCTTCAACTGACCCGCCGTCAGGCTTCCAATAGTCCTCAATCCGCTCACCGTTATTTAGGCGAGGGTATTTTGCCCTTCTAGCATTGAAGTCTTCTTCCGTCGTGTAGGTGTTCAGCACAAGGTTGTCTAGCTGACGATAGTATTTCCAGTAACGATCAAGCCGCCATCCGTTTGTCGTTATCTGTGCGCGATATCTTCTAGGCTTACGGAGAAGACGCTGTATTATCTTCTCGAACTTTGGATTGTTGGTGCTTTCCCCTCGGCCTGCCAGCATGACAGTACCATCAAAGCGCCACTCCTCAATCTGATCCATGATCGAATCAAACATTTCCAGACTCATGTTCTGGTTGTTGTTGGGATATATTGATGCGTCAGATCGTGGACAGAACGAACAAGTGCGATTGCACAAGTCCGTAATGTTTATATCAATCTGTAGTATCCCCTCCAGATCCATCAGTATCTTCCGACAAGTCTTTGTAGTATTCGATTATAGATAAAACCTGTCGTATATACCTCTTCAGTTCCGCCATGTTGGAGGAGAGGTTCTCATAACCCTTTGGCGACACCCCATAATATGCGTTCACTGGGGCGTTACCGTCATTCAGATCTTGCAGGTATTCACTCATCGTGTCTGGCGTTAAGACCTTCCACTCAACAGGTGACATTGAAACGGCGTTAGGCAAGGGCGGATGATAAACGGCTGCTAGCTGGACTACCGTAACGACTTCAACCTTCTTTGTGTCAGGAACGTATGGCTCACGACCTATGAGGCCGCAGCCGCTAAGTAGAAGGATCGGTAATAGCTTCCAGATCACTCAGCACCTCCTTTGTTCCGCGATTGATTATGTTCTGTATCAACCCCGGCTTTCGT